CCTTGTTCTGAACTGATTACGAGGGGTTTGAAATTATCGTATTTACCCTCTAAGCTCTTAAAGCGATTCAAATCACCTAAATCCATTTCACCACGAATACCTACTACAGGGTAGTACATGTTTTGTGGATTATTTTTGATTAATGATCCAACATCTGCTACAGGAGAACTACTGTCTGAAATTTGAATTTCAACGTTAGCAGGGAGATATTTTTTGTATAGATTCCAAATTTCTAAGCTTTCCTCTTTAGAAACACCATCTCGATTTTTATGCCCAATCAAGACAATTATTTTATCTATATTTGAGTTTTTTGCTACTTCATCAACCAAGGAAAAATGACCTACTGTAGGTGGTTTAAAACCACCAGGTACTAGAGCAATGTTTTGTCCTTCTTGCTCTAAAATAGGTTGTATGAGTGATTTAACGAACGAATTCATTTACTTTACTTTTTGCTGTCTCCATTGAATCAAATTCAGGTTCTTTTTGGAGTAGAGATTGTATTTGTTGATTAACGGCTTCTTTTTCTGCCTTTGACTTTGCTAGTTCCTCCGGTGATTTTTCTTTACCTTTTGGCATAGGAAATAATTTTTTAATTTCCTCTGAATCAAATGTTTTATTAGCATCTGAAGGGTCATTGTTAATAACAACTATATTATTTCCAAATAATTGTTTATATGGTTCAATATTGTTAACTACACTAGCCCAGCTTTTCAATACTGCACTTGTAGGTAAGCTTCTACCACGTTCAGCGTTACGAACCAACGAAGTCATCGGTGAAACATAAATGAGAACCATAAAAACATCGTATCCCATGTTTTCTAGTTCCTCTTTTTTCTTCGCGATAACTTTATATGAAGCACCTGTCCCATCTATTACAATATTGTTTAGGTTGGTTGTAGCTAGTAACTCCTTTTCTTTAGTTGTTGCTCTAGCTTTACCCATCATTTTAGCTGCAACAGAAAGTTCTTCAGGGGACATTGAAGCAAAATCAGATTTGCCTAATTCTTTTTGTAAAAGCGCTTCAAAATCATCATCTACATTTATTGTAGTAAAATCTTTAAGGCCAAGCTGGTTAAGGGTGTATGATTTTCCTGCGCCTGCAGGGCCTGCCATCAAAATAGCTTTAGGTTGGGATTGAACCTCCTTCAATAATTGAACCAGACTTATCATACTTATACGTATTACAATTCTCGTTTAGCTGTCGTTCTAAATTCAGTAAATACTGGGGAATGTGTTGGGTTTTCTAGATCAAATAGGCGCTTTACTGTTTTGAAGATATCAATGTTTTCCTCAAATGTGCGAGTTGATTCAACTACTTCCCATCCTTTACCTTGCATTTTATCTTTTTTAGAACCACGTTTGGATGATTTTAACCATAAAATACCGTAACGATCTATTTTCTTTCCAAAACATTCTTCATAGCATTGACCATAAACTGCTGTTTGTAGTTCATACACTGTTTGAATTTGATTAGATGTTTTTAAATCCAATAACCATAGCTCACCATTGATCTCAACAATCAAGTCACAAGTACCTGCTATTTTAAGTTCATCTGAGAATAAATGGACTTCTGTTTCAATAAGGGTAGGTTTATGGGTTTCCCAAAATTCAACAAAACGTAAAAACATTTGCCAAACATCAGGATTGTATTGAGGACGACCACGTTCGTCTAGAAAATTCAATTCAGCTCCATTTAAATATTCTTCAGCAAGTTCATGTACTTGAGTACCTTCTTCAGCTGCTTTTTTAACAATATAGTCAGCAGAGAAACCTACTTGCTTTAGCCAGTTTTCAAAAAACTTACCTTTTGGATAGTATCCCAAAACATATGTTACTGAGGGATAATATTTTCCATTACGACGATAGTAACGGGAATCAGGTAAAGTGATTTGAGTTGCGTCTTCTGAGATTTCTAAAATGCGATTATAGGACTGTTTAATGTTCCTTTTTTTCATATAATTGATAATTTTTTCTCCATTAACTTATATTGTGTTAAAGGAGAAACGGTTTGTACTAATTTGGTAAATTCTTCAAATCCCATTTCACTAGGATCTTTTCCTTTAAGTTCTACCAAATACACTTCTTTACCAATGTCCAAAAGCTGTTCACAAAAACCAAGGGCTTTTGAAATAGCATCGTTGTCTAATGCAATATATATTTTTTGTACTTTGGATTCTACCAACTTTTTCATTAAAGATGGTTGGATATTTTTACCTAAAAGTGGAATTACGTTGCGTTTGATTGCCATAGCATCAAATGGTCCTTCACATATAATAATAGGCAAATCCCAGTTAATAAACAATTCAAACGGTATAATATCGCGAGACGTTTCAGGGTTGCGGTATTTGGTGAATGGATTTTTCTCGAATGATCTCGCGGTGAAATAATTTAATTTACCGGTGTTATCATACGAGGGTATAACAATCATATTAGCAAATTGTCCTGAATCGCAATAGCCAATATTATATTTTAAAATGTCTTGTTTGGTGGTGTTTCTCTTTTTAAGATAAGCTAGAGCATGTTTTGCTATAATATCTTTGTTGTTGAGAAATGTTTTGAATTCCTTTGGTAACTCAAGTAGAGCATGTTTTACTTCTCCTATATCTTCAGTAGAGACATTTTTAACTAGTTTACCTAGTTCTTGAAAGTAAGAGGCATCAACTTGGATTTGTTTAAATAGACTTTTAATAGTTTTACCTTTCTTACCACAAGCCCAACAAGCCCATTGATTTATTCCTTCTTTGTTTTCGGTAAAATTAACTTCGAGTTTTGGTTTGTGATGATGGCAAAATGGACAAGTGTATGCTTGATTTCCTCTAGCAGTACGTTTACCAGTACCTAAAGTACGGTTGACCAAATTAACTAATAACTCATTTACCATATTTTAAAGATATGATATCTTTTTTAGATATCAAAATCTCTTCGGAAAAACTTGCCTAAAATGTTGTCGTTGAAATATAGATCAGGTTCCTCTAACACTCTATAAACAAACAAAGTTTGTGTCTCATAGTACGTTAAGAGTTTTTTGGTAGGACACATGATTAAGATTTCGCGTTTGAAATTTTCTAATGGTTCCGTTTTTTTAAGTTCAAGCAATGTTTTATTTGAACCCCAATATTTTTTCCAATCTGATTCAGTAATTACCATTTTATAGGAAGCTCTACGGCCAGCTACACCCTCATACATTGCAAGTTCTTTTTTGGTTAACTTTACTTTTTTGTTATGGTAAAGTACTTTTTTACCGATATAGGCTTTGCCTGAAGGTATATGGGTTATCTTATAGATGAATCCAAAAGTGTCATTTGGAAATTGAGAAAATTCCCCAATTTCTTCTTTTTTATATGTCCAATTCATGATTTAGAGATCTAGGTTTACTAATATAGAAGTATCAGTAACAGCAGATGTAGGGAGAGGTTGAGCTAATTTAGCTACAGCTAGTAAATTATAAGCATTATCGTATAATCCTACTGTAGTAACGTAGGGTGAAAAATAAGAACCTGTTGCAAAGTTATATAAAACTCCACTGTTTGAACTTCCTGAGATTAAAGTTGGGTTTTGAGAGAAATTAAATTCATTCTCTCGCATAGTACATTTATATTGTGTTTCGTAAATTGTAAGTGAAGATGAAAATGAACATGTTACATTAGAAGATGTAACAAAGTTAATTATAGTTGAATCAACACCTTTTGTTAAGGATGCAATTCCATGTTCATAGAATATATTTCCTATATCTATTGGTTGTGGTAATAAAGATGAAGTAGCATTAAGTTGAAAAGCAAATGCTAGACCACTTGTATTACTACAAACATAATAAAAATAATAGTCTACTCCTGCATTTAAAGTAGCATTAAATGAACCACTAAAATCAGTCCCTAGAAAAACTGGACTAAATCCACTATATACTGGGGATAAACCTTCAGAGGAAGATAAGTAAAAGTCTACAGGTTGATCTAAAGAATCGGCTGATCCTGTAATAGTAAAGGTTATACTTGCTGAAGGATATACATTATTGGGGGTTAAATTAATAACTCCTGTACCTGAATTATATGTAATTCCATTTGTGGAATTTACACTCATACCTGTTGCTATAGTAGGAGTAATTGTGGTGGCAGGATTACCAGAAGATGATAAGGAAAAAATAACATTTGAAGATGATGCAAATAATAGATTTCCTTCTCCATCATCAGTAATTGACCCACTAGGTGAAGCCCAATAAAAAGTACCAGGTTTAATATATTCTCCAAATAAATTTGAAGGAATAGAAATCATACCTATAATACTATTTTGAGTAGTAGGAAAATATCTATTTGCGGGGAGAGTAGAGGTTAAGTAGTTATAGTAATTTGGGGTATAAGCAGCACCTGTTATAGTTCCATCAGTATTAAATGAAGCAGTAGCTGCAGGAGAACCATCTGGGTTGAGTAGATAGTTTGAATAGTAAAGTTCTTTAATAGAATGATATACTAAAACTTGATCTTGGGTATTAATTTGTCCAGTTGGGTATGAACCAGAAACCCATGGAAGTGTAGTAACATTACGTCCAAGGTATCTATCAATTTCTACATTTGAAGCCGTTAATTCATTTCCTATAAAGGTAAATGCTTTATTCACCTCAAAAGGAGATACAATGACATCAGACGTTATAAATGACTTGAATACGCTCATTCATTCTTAGAAATCTAGTTTAACTCGTATAAGAGCTTCTTTTGTAAAGTCTTTTAATAATGGACGTGACATTTTAGCTACTGCTAATAAGTCATTACTATCATTATACATCCCTACAGTTGTAATATATACTTGTGGTTGGTTAATAAAGTTACTATAAATTACTTCACCTGTAGAACCTGAGATAAATGATGGGTTTTCTGAATAGTTGAATTCAGAGTTTCTTGCTCTAACAAATACGTAATCTGAAGTGATTGTTTCTTGGGAATTTAAAGCAAATGATCCGGCACCACTAATTGAAGTAAATAATCTTCTATTATTCAGGCCATCTGAGTTGTTTGAACGAGATGGGAATAATCTAATAGATTGAGATACAGCGTATGGATTAATTAAAATAG